ATCCACTGCAAGGATGTTGTCAGATTATTTTACCTTTGAAGTGCCTGGCGCAAGGTTTATGCCTGCGTATAGAAACAGAGTTTGGGATGGAAAGATAAGACTTTTCTCACCAGCCTCTGGTGAATTATATCTTGGTTTATTGCCCTATCTAAAAAAATATCTTGACAATCTTGAAGAAGAGTATGAAGTAAATAAGGAATTAGAAGATGAAAAAACAATCGACAGAAAAGTACTTAATGGATTCATTAGACAACTTAACATACGATCCAATGGAAAGTCTATCAAACCTCGTGACTATCAAGTTAGTGCAGTGGAGTTCGCAATTAGAAAACATCGTGCTTTGTTGCTTAGTCCTACTGCTTCAGGTAAATCGCTTATTATCTACATACTAGTAAGATATTATGAGATGCTCCTTGCAGAAGAACAAAATGATAAAATACTAATACTTGTTCCTACAACATCTTTGGTTGAACAGATGTATTCTGATTTTATTGATTACGGATGGTTAGACGCATATATGCAAAGAGTGTATAGTGGACATGATAGAAACGTAGAGAAAAAACTTGTAATATCCACATGGCAATCTCTATACAAAATGCCTAAAAAATACTTTGAACAATTTGGTTGTGTAATAGGTGACGAGGCCCATTTATTTAAATCAAAGTCCTTGACATCTATTTTAACTAAACTACATTTATGTAAGTATCGGTTTGGACTAACAGGTACACTGGATGGTATGCAAACACACCGTCTAGTTCTTGAAGGATTGTTCGGTAGTCTAAATAAAGTAATAAGTACAAAGGAACTAATTGACAAGAAAACACTTGCAAACTTTTCAATTAAAGCCTTGGTTTTGACATACCCAGAAAATGAATGTAAATTAGTAAAAGATATGAACTATCAAGATGAGGTAGATTACATTGTTAGACATACTGAAAGAAATAAATTTATTATAGGGTTGACAAGAGCAATAAAAGGTAATACATTAATACTATTTCAGTTTGTTGAGAAACATGGTAATAATTTACATTTGATGATGACTGCACAGGCCAGACTTAACAAACAATACGACAGGAAGATATTCTATGTTCATGGGGGAACGGACACCCAAACAAGGGAAGATATTCGTGCGATCACTGAAAAAGAAAATGATGCGATTATTATTGCGTCCTATGGTACTTTTTCTACTGGCATTAATATTCGTAATCTTCACAACATCGTGTTCTCTTCCCCCTCTAAAAGTCGCATTAGGGTTTTGCAATCAATCGGAAGAGGGTTGCGAGTTGGAGATAGTAAAGATACCGCTACATTATTCGACATCAGTGACGATTTTACCTACAAGTCAAAAAGAAATTTTACCCTGAACCATTTTATGGAAAGAATAAATATATACAATGAAGAACAGTTTGACTATGAAATTAAAAGGATAAAAGTAAAATGACACAGGACACAAAAATTCTTAAACTATCTAGTGGTGAAGAAATCATTTGTAATGTTGTTCATAATCCAGAAAAACCATATGTCAGTGTTGTTCAACCAATGAAACTAAATGCATACCCAAAGGCAACTAGAAATGGTTTAGAAGAGGCACTGGCTCTTCAGAGATGGATACATTTTTCTGAAACAGATACCTACGATATTCCAAAATCACAAATTATAGTTCTCACAGAAGCTTCTTATGGATTAAGTAAATTTTATGAATATTGTGTTAAGAAGGCAAAAATAGAAAATGAGGATGTAGTTCCCCCACCAACTAATCAAGAATTAGATAAGATTCAAGAAGAAGAGATGTGGGAGGAGTTCGGTGAACCTGATACAGATACTATACACTAGATCTATTCATTTTCAACCCCAGCATAGCTGTTATACCAATTTGTCAAGGGGTTGTCAATAACTTTTTGAAAATAATTGCTTATTGACAATTGAGTCGAAATAATGTATGATATATCAAATAGTTGGAAATGTATCCAACAACATATGTGGAGTGAACATGGCTAAGAAAACCAAGGGAGTGCATTATGTAAACAATGCACAGTTCCTACAAGCGATGAAGGAGTGGAAAGAGCGATGTAAAGAAGCAGAGGCACTAGGTGACCCACAACCACCAGTGACTAACTATATCGGAGAATGTTTCTTAAAGATTGCAAACCACTTATCTTATCGTCCAAACTTTATTAATTATACTTACAGAGATGAAATGATATCTGACGGTATTGAAAACTGTCTACAATATTGTGGCAACTTCAATCCAGATAAATCAAAGAATCCATTTGCATATTTTACACAAATTATCTACTATGCATTTATTCGTAGAATTCAGAAAGAAAAGAAACAACAACATATTCGACACAAAGTGATTGAGAATATGAATGTCGATATTCTTGCAGTTGGTGAGGATATGGAACAGGCACAGTTTGTGGAGTATCTACAAAAGAACTTCCTACCAGCCGAAGATGTATACAAACCAAAAAAGAAAAAGAAAACTGAACCGAAAGGACTAGAGAAATTTTACGATGAAGATAGCGCTGATAACTGATACTCACTTTGGCGCTCGCAATGATAATCTAGCATTCAACGAATACTTCTACAAGTTTTGGGAAAATACGTTCTTCCCATATCTTGACGAACATAAGATTGATACGATTATTCATCTTGGCGATTTGATGGACAGACGTAAGTTTGTATCCTATAAAATTGCAAAAGATTTGCGTGAGCGTTTTATCCTTCCTATTGTATCTAGAGGAATCAAGATGCACGTTATGGCAGGAAACCACGATACTTACTACAAGAACACCAATGAGATTAACTCTCTCTATGAATTATTAGGTGGGCCAGGAGAAGAAAAGTATTCTGGTATTGAATGTTATGATGGCCCATGTACTCAAGAGTTTGATGGAACACCAATTCATTTTATGCCTTGGATTTGTTCTGATAACTACGAGCGTTCTATGAGAAGTATTCAAATGACTTCTGCACAGATTTGTATGGGCCACTTTGAAATCAATGGTTTTGAAATGCATAAAGGACACTTCTCAGAAAATGGTTATGATAAGAAGTTTCTGAATAAATTTGATACTGTATTCTCTGGACACTTTCATAAAAAGTCTGATGATGGACACGTTTATTATCTTGGTAATACATATCAGATGACATGGAGTGATGATGGTTGTCCAAAAGGGTTTCATATCTTTGATACTGAAACCAGAGAACTAGAACGTATTGTCAATCCTTACACTATATTTGAAAAAGTATATTATGATGATACTACTACAAATTATAATGATTTTGACATCTTGACATTGAACGAAAAATTTGTTAAGATAGTAGTAGTAAACAAAAAAGACTTGTATCAATTCGATAGATTCATTGATAAAGTCCTTTCTGATTCTGGAGCCCATGAGGTAAAGATTGTAGAGGACTTTAGTGATTTGGATGCATCGAATGTTGATGATGCAATTATTGAGAATGCAGAGGATACTATGACTCTGTTAGAACGCTACATTGATGAACTTGATGTGGATTTAAATAAGAAAAGATTGACTAATATGATGAAGTCACTTTATGTAGAAGCGAGCGACTTGGAACTTTGATAACATTTAGATGCGTAAAGTGGAAGAACTTTCTATCCACTGGAAACCAATTTACAGAAATACAGTTGGACTATGCTCCAACTACATTAATCATTGGGGAAAACGGAGCCGGTAAGTCTACCATTCTGGATGCTCTCTGTTTTGCCCTATTCAATAAACCCTTCCGTAACATATCAAAATCACAACTTGTAAACTCTGTCAATGGTAATGGTACTATTGTTGAAGTAGAGTTTAATGTGAACAATAAAGATATAAAGGTTGTTCGTGGTATCAAACCAAATAAGTTTGAAGTTTGGGTTGGTGGTACTATGATAAATCAAGATGCAAACGCAAGGGATTATCAGAAACATCTAGAACAACAGATTTTAGGTTTGAACTATCGTTCATTTACTCAAGTTGTTATTCTAGGTTCTTCTACCTTTGTGCCCTTCATGCAGTTGTCTACTAAGGCTCGCCGTGAGGTTGTTGAGGATATTCTGGATATCAAAATTTTCTCTTTGATGAACTTCCTACTCAAAAACAAAAACAAATCTCTACTAGAAGATATTCGTGATGTTGAGTATAACTATGACTTGACAAAGGAGAAGGTGAATCTGCAAGAGAAGTTTATTGAAGAGGTGGTAAACAATAAGTCTGCTCTTATTGCAGAGAATCAACAGAAGTTATGGGATAACAGAAGTACTATTGATTATAGAAAAGATGATGTAAAGGCATTGGAGATTGATAATGAAAATCTATCTTTTGATGCAGAAGAAAAATTAAAAGTAGAACAGAAATTAAAAAAACTAACTCAAACAGAAGCAGCCCTTCAGAATAGGAAATCAGAACATGACCGTCAAATTCAATTTTTCCAGAACAACGATGAGTGTCCGTCTTGCGAACAACCGATTACAGAATCAACAAAGCAGACGCAGATTGAATCTAGAACCACAAAGATTGGAGAAATCGAAAACGGTATCGCAGATTTACAAAGAATGGAATCAGAAGAACAAGACAGACTTCAATCTATCTTAACAGACTTAGAAACTATTCGTAAGAACGATGTTGAAAAAGCCAAGATACTTTCTTCTATTGCAGAATTAGAAAAATTCAATGCAAAGTTAGAAAAGGATATTGAGGCATATCAAAATGGCTCTGTATCAGAAGAAGATAAAATAAAACTTGCAGAACTAAAAGGACAAATAAAGTCGATTGAAGAACAGAAGTCTAAATTAAATGAGGATAAGTTTTATATTGATGTTGCCCGTAATCTTTTACAGGATAGTGGTATCAAGACAAAGATTGTAAAACAATATCTACCTATTATGAATAAGTTGGTAAATACATATCTATCATCTATGGATTTCTTTGTCAACTTTAATATTGATGAGAACTTTAATGAAACAATAAAGTCACGTTTCAGAGATGAGTTCTCATATGCATCATTCTCAGAGGGTGAGAAGATGCGAATTGATTTGGCACTTCTATTTACATGGAGAGCCATTGCAAAGATGAAAAACTCAACAAATACAAATCTACTAATTCTGGATGAAATATTTGATTCGTCTTTGGATAATGCTGGTACGGATGACTTTCTAAAAATTCTGAATACTTTTGACAAACAAAATGTATTTGTTATATCTCATAAACAAGATATGTTGTTTGACAAGTTTAGAAATATCATTCAATTTAAGAAAGAACAAAACTTTAGTAGGATGGTGTAATATGAATCAAAGTGAAAGATTTTATGAACTGTTAAATGAAATGAAGAAAACTCATAATGCAAAAAGACATGACTATGCAAGTACAGAAGATGTATTTGCAAACTTCAGAACTTGTGAAATGGCTGGTATCCCAGCGTGGAAAGGTTGTTGTGTTCGTATTGGAGATAAGTTCAGTCGTATTATGGGATTTGCAAAGAAAGAAAAATTAGAAGTGAAAGATGAGAGCATTAAAGATACTCTTATTGATATGGCCAATTATGCTTTGATAGCATTAATATTATATGAGGAAGGGAAAAAATGACATTTGTAATCGTCATATTGTTTGCAACAATGGGTGACTTGTATGTATTTACTAAACCTACATTTGAAACAAGAAATGAATGTATGGAATTCTTATTGAAAGAAGAGTCTAAAGAATTAATTCTGTCAAAATTATATATGGAATATGGTAAACAAAGACCAATACAAGCCCTGAATTGTATAGAAGAAGAAGAATTTAAAAGAATAATTAGAGGAACACAGGAGATATGAAACAACTACAATCTTACTTAACTCATTGGATACTAAGGATACCAGTATCAATTGTTTTTATACAACAAGGCCTTGCAAAGTTTCCAGTAACAATTGAAGATGCAGAATCTTTTGATTTACCATATCTTGTTTGGTGGTTTGTTGCATATGGAGAACTAGGTTCTGGACTTGGACTTCTTGTAGGTGGTATAATTGCAAGATGGTGGAAAGAAATACCTGACCTTTTAACAAGGTTTAGTGGTATTACAATTTGTAGTATTATGACAGGTGTTATTTGGGTAGGACAACCTGAGTCATTTTTAGATGTTATTTTATATGACCACTTTCATGTGATATTATGGGTTTGTGGTTTATATTTTGCATTGAAGGGAAACAATACATAATGGGTAAAAGAAGTGATTTTGAAAGAGTGGAAAGAGATTTTTATCCTACACCTATAGAAGCAGTTCGACCACTTGTTCCTCATCTACCAAAACAAGGATTGTTTGCAGAACCATGTGCAGGCGATGGTAGACTAATTAGACATATCGAATCACTTACAAAACTTCTTGGTTACTGGATGACAGATATAGAACCCATGGCAGACTTTGTTGGTGATGGAGATGCAACTACAGATAAGATTGTAGGTTGTACTGTTTGCATAACAAACCCACCTTGGAATCGTAAAGTACTTCACCCCATAATTATCAATCTATCTGACCAGTTACCAACTTGGTTACTATTTGATGCAGATTGGATGCACACCAAACAGAGCATAGATTTCATGCCTAGGTTGAAAAAGGTGGTAAGTATCGGCCGTGTGAAATGGATTGAAGGAAGTAAGAGTACAGGTAAGGATAATTGTTGTTGGTATCTGTTCGATAAACCTAATGATATCCCCACACAATTTTTTGGAAGAAAGTGAAAAAAAGTTCTAAAAACATCTTGACATTTGTTATAAGAACAGATATACTGTATAAGTAAAGTGAGAAAACAAAGTCGAAGGAGACATTTATTATGGCACATGAACTAGAAATTGTTGACGGTAAGGCACAAATGGCATACGTTGGTGACGTACCGTGGCATGGACTTGGAACTAAGGTAGAGGCAGATGTCACACCTGGCCAATTCCAGAAAATTGCTGGACTTGATTGGGAAGTCAAGAAAGAAAAACTTGTAACCCCACAAGGTGCAATTGTGAAGAACAAGGAAGCACTTGTTCGTACATCCGATAACACTGTTTTAGATGTTGTTGGAACAGGTTGGAATCCTGTACAGAACTCAGAGGCATTTGAGTTTTTCCATGACTATGTAATGGCAGGCGATATGGAAATGCATACTGCCGGTTCATTAAAGAATGGACAACTTGTTTGGGCTCTTGCAAAAACCAAAGAGAGTTTTGAACTCTTCAATGGTGACTTGACAGAGAACTACTTCCTGTTCACTAACCCTCACCAATTTGGTAAGGCACTGAATATTCGTATGACACCAATTCGTGTCGTATGTAACAACACTCTCACACTGTCTTTGTCACAGAATACTGACAAGATGGTTACTGTTAATCACCGTAAGGCATTTGATGCCGCAGAGGTGAAAGAACAGATGGGTATTGCTCGTGAGAAAATGGAGCAGTACAAGTCAATGGCAGAGTTTCTTGGTAGTAAACCTGCTACTGGCGATAACGTAATCCAGTACTTCAATGAAGTATTCGGTGCGCCTGCAAAAGAGAAAGAAGATGGTGTACTTCCATTTACTTCTCGTAACGCCAAGACTGCAATGGAAAACTTGCAGACACAGCCAGGGGCAAACTTTGCCGAAGGTTCTTGGTGGCAGGCATTTAATTCTGTCACATATATGACTGACCACTTACAGGGTCGTGAAGGTGACAGTCGCCTACAGTCTGCATGGTACGGACGTAATCGTAAGGTGAAATTAAATGCACTTGATAAGGCATTAGAGTACGCTGAGGCTGCCTAAGTCTTATATATAGTGTATAGGGCGCTGTTCGTAAGTCGCCCTGTCTGACACAAAATTAATGCTTACTCTGTGTCGCAAATTGGAGTTTGGTGGTTCTCCCTTAAAAACCACCACTTTAATAACGTGATACGCCTAATGGGTATCACACTGTATCTTGCTTAAAAGGAGATTAAAAATGGTAAATACAGCTCTTACAGACCCTTTTGATAGGGTTCGCACTTACTCTATCGGTTTCGATAGAATGTTTGATAGACTTTTCGATGAGGCATAT